CTCTTTCAATGATTCAATTTTTATAACCATATCATATGGGATATGACAGATATCCCCAACTGTTTCTAAGTCAGGTAACTCAGAACTTATAATGGACCCTGCAATAGTAACATAATGGTCTAAACAGTTTTTCCATATGTGACCGTATGTAGTAACAATACATTCCTTAGGGTCGTATGCTGACACGGACTCCCAAGGGTTTTCCCCACCGAAAGCGTCACGCCATTTAACTTTGACTGGTTGCCATTCCTCTAAAGAGGCTAGTTTGTATCGTATGTTTTCCATTACTGTTGTTTCATCTGTTCCGTGTCCTTGTGAACTTTGAATATCATTGCCATCGCCACCGAAATAAGGATGCCCGTAACTAGGAAACCTAGCAGAAAAAAACCCAACGTTTTCACCAACCACACTACTTGTCCTCGCTACGTATCCAAATGGAATGTGCTGCTTACAGGCAGCACATTAACTGTACTATTATACTAGTATACATATCCGAACTCACTTTGGTTCGTTCGGACAGTTTTTCTCTTACCCCCCCTATATCCCCCCCACCTGTTCCTTTTACTTGCACACTACAACTATCTACGGAACAACTCACCCACTAGTGATGAACGAACACGCAATCCTAGACCCACAACAAGAAAAATATCTCAACTGGCTACTAGTGCCTGCCCCAAATCGTACACCCCGAACCCAAGAACAATACGCCAAACAAGAAGGCGTAGACCCAGCCACCGTACGACGCTGGCAAAAGAAACCCTTATTCAAAGAAGAATGGGAAAAACGAGTCAAAGAACTACAAGGGTCCCCCGAACGCACCCAAAAACTATTAGACAACCTATACGAACGGTCCCTAGCAGGGGACAACAAAGCAGCACAACTGTATTTGCAAGCAACAAACCGTCTAGCCCCAACCCAAGTCCAAGTAGAACACACACAAAAACTCACAGACATCTCCGACGAAGAACTAGATGCTCTAATTGGGTCTTTTGCTGCTACCGAAAAGCATCACCGACAAGAAGCAGGTAATGCTAAACCTAGTTGAATGCCCTAAGTGCGGTAGTGAATACCCTGCTTTGGCTTCAAAATGGGAATGCCCATACTGTCATGAGGACGAACTGTCATCCAAGGAGAGGAAGTTTTATAATGAAGATTAAAACAATCATAATTCTAGGGTTTTTCCTGGCTGCATGCAGCGACTCCTATAGATATCCTTGTCAAGACCCTGCCAAAGCGTACACTCCCGAATGTTCGTGTACACCTAGGACCAAGAACAAGGCTCTTAGTGCAGTTCAGATTCCCACAACTGACGGTGTGCGTGGGATTAACTGCTAATGGCTCGTAAAGAACGGTTGACAGAAGAACAACTGAACGCTAGGTTGCGTTTTGTTATTGGTGTGGTGCTGGCTGCAGTGTTGGCTGGGACAATGGGTTCTGTTTTGTATTCTTTGATTTATGTGACGCAACCTATGGAACAGTCACCTAACGATAAAGCGTTTTTTGATTTAATTACACCTATTGCAACGTTTCTTGTCGGCACTCTCAGTGGTGTTATGGTGTCGTCGGCTGGACGAAAGGACAAAAATGACAAACCTTCAGCCAACTAACGACGCAATGTACTATGAACTATCACAAATCTATGGTCCCTATAAAACTTTGGGCGACTTATTAAACATGTATTTCCAACAATACGACAAAGTTTACCGTGCCAGCAAACAATACGAATGGTACGATGCCACCGATGCCACAGGTACAACTGTTGGTGACATTGCTAACAGTTTTTGGAACGATGCTGATTATATTTACAGCAACATTAACCTAGAAGATGGAACAGATTTCTTAATGGAGGACGGTTCTTTTGTAGCCCTAGAGGTTGGAAATCTATAATGCCAGTTAGCCCCAGTGACAAACGAATAACAGAACTACCATTAGTCACAACTGTTAACGCTGCCGACCTTTTTCTTTCCGTAACAGATGTTTCCACTTCACCTGTCAACAAACGTATAACAGCATCAAACCTTGCAGCATTTTTTGCTAGTGCAGTTTCTGTCTACGCTACGGTTACAGGTGCAGCAGGTTCATCAGCCAGCGTCACAGTTGATTCCAATGCTGCTTTTACTTTTACCATCCCTAGAGGTGATACTGGTGTCGCTGGTCCTACTGGCGCACAGGGACCTACGGGCGCTACTGGTCCTACGGGAGCCGTTGGTCCTACGGGACCTACTGGTTTAACTGGCAACACGGGTCCTGCTGGACCAACTGGTCCAACTGGACCTACTGGACCTATCGGACCTGACGGTCCTCAGGGTCCCCAAGGTATCACGGGTGCTACAGGGGCTACGGGTGCCACTGGAGCAACTGGTCCAATAGGTTTAACTGGTCCACAAGGACCAGCAGGTCCACAAGGCATACAAGGCGATGTAGGCGCTACTGGTGCAACTGGACCTGCAGGTCCAGTTGTTCCCATAAATGACTTAACAGATGTTACTATTACTAGTCCATTGGCAGGTCAGGCTTTAGTGTATGATGCAGGGACAAGCCAGTGGGTTAACACGACTGCTAGTACTGACCCGATGAACGACAACAAATTTACTGCTTTAATTACAATGGATGTAGGTGTATAATGGCTACAGGCGATAGAAAAGAAACACGGCTTATAGGTCCGTCAGTATTATCTAACAGTGAAACTGGTTTAGGTTCTGCTGTAGTTGCTGCTAGTCGTGAACATATTATTAAACAAGTTATTTTGTGCAACACGTCAGGCACTGACCGTTTAGTATATCTAGGTATTGGCAGTGGTGCTTCTAGTAGATTTCTTTCAGCGTTGCCTATCGCAGCGTTTGACACGGTTGTGTTGGATACTGCTTTGGTGTTGGTTGCTGGTGAACGTTTGTTTGGTTATGCTGATTTGGCTAGTGCTGTGAACATTATTGTTACGGGTTGGATTAAGGAAGTTTAGTGGGTATTTCTGCGGCTCAGGGTATAGGTTCAGTTAAGGCTGGTGTTTGTACTTTTTCTACCCGACCATCTAACCCGTATGAGGGTCAAATGATTTATGAGACTGACACTGACAATGTGTTGGTGTGGAACGGCACAGCATGGATTGCATTTGGAAGTGCAGCAACCACAGCAAATGGTGAGGGTGGACACAGCAACATTTATTCAAACTCATTATCAACATCTACCGCTACTATTGTTTCTGCTGTTCGCCGTGTTCAAGGTGTGACTTATGTGTTTACAAACTTAACATTTAACATGCCGACAAACGCAAACACTGACACTAGTGATTGGACTAGTGGAACTAAATGGTCGTATATTTATATACGACCTACTGACAACAAATTTTATATATCTAACACTGCTCCAGCAGCAGGTTTAAACTATAAAACTATTGGTGGTTCTTTGGTTGTTTATTTGTTTTCTGCTTACACAACACCAACGACAATAACTAGTTTTAATTTAACTAATGATACATATTCTTTACAGGGTTCAGGTGTTTTTTCAACTTATGACATGAGAGAAATTGGTTTAAGTCTTTCATACGCCTACGGCACTAACCAAACATTTACGGTTAACCTTTCTTCTTTAATACCTACTACTGCTGGAAATGTTTACACTGCTTTTAGACGCAGCATGATGACTAGAAATGATGCTGGTGGAACAAACAATTTTAGTTCCTATATAGAAATACAAAACAAAAGCGGTTCTTGGATTTTAGTTGGTCAACATTTTGACTGGATACATACTAAAACACCAACTGCTGCTGGTGGTTATTTTATTCGTAACCATACACTTCCATTTGAACTCACTCTTAGTACAAATGTTTTTAACTTTGCACAATGTAGATACACGTGGGCTGGAGATTTAAACGACACCAGTGCTTACAATGGTATGGGTTGGTGGATGAAAGGTTTTGATGATGTCAACATTTTCTGAAATTATTTATTATATAGACGAAAAAGGTTTTGTAATAAAGCACCATAAAGATATGGTTCCTTTTTGTTGGGTTTATATTGAACCCAGTAATCCTGAATATACTGAATATCAGGTATGGCTTGATGCTGGTAACTCCCCGATTCCAATTATCGGAACCCCAAAAGAAACGGAATCATAATGGGTATCAGTAACACTATCCCCCCCTCTAGGTTGATTCAACCTGGTGTTTGCACATCTAGCACTAGACCTACTTCTCCTTTTGAGGGGCAGGCTATTTATGAAACCGACACGGACCTTATGCTTATTTGGAACGGTACAGCATGGGTTGAAGTAGTATCAATGCTTACCAAAGCCCCACGAGGCATCGTTCAACTTGTGCAAAGTACAGGAACAACTACAGCGACAACAACCGAGGCAGTTACTTTAACTCTCCCAAGTTTTACAGCAGTTGCCAACAGGTACTATCGCATTACATATTTTGAACCATATTTAGAAACTCTTGCGGCTAACGTAGAAGTAAACGTCAGAATAAGAATGACTAACCTTGCTGGTGCAGTTATTGCTAGAGGTGTGACTTTTGTAGACGTGATAAACAGAGAAAACCAAGCACAAGCCTTAGTTGTAAAAACTTTGAGTGCTGGGTCAACTGTTTTAGTTGCAACAATTCAGACCGTAGGTGGTAATTCTTTTGCATACGGAGACGCTACATACCCACGCCAGTTGTGGGTTGAAGATATTGGGGCTGCATAATGGCTATTAACTCTTTGTCTACAGGTTTTAGACCAGGTGTCTGCACATCTAGTACACGCCCCACAACCCCATACGACGGGCAACAAATCTATGAGACAGATACAGACAAACTGTTGGTGTGGAACGGTTCAGCATGGATTACTGTTTCGCCTGTATCAGTACCACAAATAACTGTTTATACAAGTGGTAGCGGTACATACACAACACCAGCAAATTGCAGATATTTGAAAATACAAATCGTTGGTGGCGGCGGTGGCGGTGCTGGTTCGGGTGGTGGTTCAGGTGCAGGTAACGCTGGGAACGGTGGTACTGGTGGAACATCAACTTTTGGTACATCGCTAATTTCTTCTACTGGCGGTGGTGGAGGAATTTCTTCAGGACAGGGCGGCGGTAGTGGCGGTAGCGGAACTGTCAGTTCTCCTGCTAGTGGTTTTGTTTTTGGCGGTGGTGCTGGTATCAATACGGCTCAATACAATACCGCTAGGCAAGTTTATACTGGAGGGTCAGCAGGTCCCCCAACACCGTTAGGTTCTTTTGGTGCAGGTGGGTACAACGCAGGTAATGGTGGAACAGCAGTTTGCATGGGTGGAACTGGTGGGGCAGCAGGGTATGTTGAAGCAATTATTTCATCTCCATCTGCTACATATTCTTACGCTGTTGGTGCTGGTGGTGCAGGTGGTACTGCTGGCACAAGCGGTAATGCTGGGGCTGCTGGCAGTTCAGGTGCTATTTATATAACGGCGTATTTCTGACCTGCATGATTAGTGTCATCACTTAAAGAGGATGATAGGATGGTCTAATGAAAAAACTGACAGTAACTTTTATTTGTATTGCCATGTTTCTTGTCCCTGCTAATATGGTGTCGGCAAAGAAGCATAAACTTCTTTGCCCTAACATGGCTAAGATTACTAATACTATTGCCAAAGAAATTGGGCAGAGACAACGTATTGATTACATTATGTGGCGTGAATCACGCTGCAACACTAAGGCTATTAACGAGGACGACCCGTACGGTGGGTCGTTGGGTTTATTCCAAATCAACCAGTACTGGTGTAAACGTTCTAAATCAACTGGTGAAGGTTTCCTGAAAGTACGTGATGTTGTAAACAAGTGTACTGATTTGTATAAACCTAAAGTGCAGGCGCAGGCTTTCTTAGAAATCTATAATTATGTTGATGACCGTTGGGATAACGGTTGGATTCCTTGGGGGTCACCTTGGAGTTAGGGCAATTACTTCAGGAAAAAGAATGGCGTTTATGTGTCGGTCCTGATAACGCTACGATTCAACAGCAAGTTGAAGCGTTCAGTCATTTCTGCGAAAACTATTGGTTTATTAAACATCCTGAACGTGGACGTATAAAGTTTGAGTTACGTGACGCACAGTTAGAAACCATTGAAACATGGATGACCGAACGATACAGCGTCGTTCTAAAGGCACGTCAGATTGGGTTTTCTACTTTGGCTGCAGCGTATTCTTTTTGGTTAACATATTTCCGTCCCGATAGGTTTGTGATTATGTTGTCACGTACCGAACGTGAAGCAATGAAACTGTTGGCTAAGTCTAAGTATGGTTACAAGTTTCTTCCACCTTGGATGCGTGAACGTGGACCTAGAATGATTACTGACCACCAGTTGAAAATGATTTTCTCCAACGAGTCTGCTATAGAATCATTGCCGTCAGGTTCTGACCCTGCTCGTGGTGAATCCGTGTACTTAGTTATTGTGGACGAATGGGCTTTCTTGCCCAACCCTGAAGAAGCATGGGCTTCTATTGAACCTGTTGCTGACGTTGGTGGACGTGTAATTGGTTTGTCCACCGCTAATGGTTCAGGTAACTTTTTTCATAATCTTTGGGTTGGTTCACAAACTGGTAGCAACCAGTTTGTTGGAATCTTCTTCCCTTGGAACTCTGACGGTGAACGTGGCGACGACTGGTACGAAGCAAAATCCAAGAACATGCAACCTTGGCAGTTGCATCAGGAGTATCCACGTTTCCCTGAGGAAGCGTTCATTAAGTCAGGTAACCCTGTTTTTGATATTGACATGCTGGACAGTATGAGTACGGTTGAGGCTATGGCGACATACATTTTTATGTCGCCTGATGGTATTGAAATTGAATATGGTGAGGATGGTCCGTTTCATGTTTGGTATGAACCTGAACCTGATGGGGTTTATGTCGTGGGTGCAGACGTTGCGGAAGGTTTGTCGTATGGTGACTACAGTTCTGCTCACGTCATTGACGCTAGGGATGGCATTGTTGTTGCTCATTGGCATGGTCATATTGAACCCGATATGTTCGGTGAAACACTTTCGCATATTGGTGAATGGTATAATAAAGCGTTAATCGGAGTGGAAAACAATAACCACGGTTTAACCACTCTGAAGGCTTTGCAACGTACGGGCTACAGAAATATCTATAAGGCACGTAGGTTAAGTTTGGCTCGTCCTGAGGCTACCGAAACTTTGGGGTGGCGCACAACGGTTTCTAGCAAACCGTTGGCTATTGACGAGTTGTCTGCTGGGTTACGTGATGAAGCGATTATAGTGTTGTGTGCGAGGACAATAGCCGAGTTGCGGACCTATGTTCGCAAGGAGAATGGCAAGATGGCTGGTTCCCCTCATGACGACAGAACTATGTCGTTGGCTATTACGGTTCAGATGATTAAATATGTGTGGTTACCTGAGTACCGTAGTGACACTACGGTACCAACTAACAGCCTTTTGTGGTGGGAGCAGCACATTATGCATGATGTTGGGGACAATCGGGTACCATTAGGGGCACATAATGTGCGTTCAGGGAACAACCGTACATAGTTATGAGTTATTCTTGCACACAATGTGACACTTATGTCAATGATACGGTACAAAGGCGTGGACCAATTTGTTTCAAATGCCATTTACGTACCATCAACCTAGGGTTTACGTATGGTAAAGAGCAGTTTCATGGTCCTACTATTGGTGAACAGCAACGTAAAACTGTTGAGGATGCTAGGATTAATGGTTATAATGCCGAGCCAGTAGGGACTCGTTGGGTATAGTATGTATTGGTTTGTTCCGATTGTGGTTGCTGTAATCACTGGTCCAGTTGTAGTAATCTTACAAAGATTACGTAAAGAGAACACTGACCAGCATGCAGAATCCAGGGGTTTGTTGGAACACATGGTTGTTAAAGTTGATAATATACACGATAAATTAGATGAACACATTAGGAGTCACGATGGATAAGTTGATAGCAGAATTTAAACCTATTTTTGAATCATATGTTCGGTCAGCACTTGGTGCTGGACTGGCTGTGTATCTTGCAGGTAATCATGATGTGGGGGCTTTTGTCTCTGCTGCGGCTGCTGCGGTTCTGCCACCGTTGTTGCGTTGGTTGAACCCGAACGATGCAGGGTTTGGTCGCACTAAGTAATGGCACGTAAAGCAAGTCAGGACCAACTAAAGGATTATAACCAACGTTTAGAAACGTCTAAACGTTGGCGTAAAGAAGAAGGTTACGACGCTATGTGGCGGCGTTTAGTTGACTTGTATCGTGGTAGACAATATGACTACTATAGTGACGAGGACAGGTTGCTTGTTAACGTAGTGTTTGCTACCGTTAACGTTATTGCACCTAGCATTTCGGTTAACTATCCTAAGATTACTGTTAACTCTGTCAACCATGAGGATGCCGCCAAGGCTGTTATCGCTGAGGCTGTGGTAAACTATTGGTGGCGGTTCCGTGATATCCGTTCGGAGTTCCGTCGTAGCGTTAAAGACTTCGTCATGTTTGGTCATGGCTGGATGAAAGTTGGCTATAGGTTTGTTGAAGAAGAAGCAGTTGGCAATGATGCCGATATCTCTGATGCTGATGCTGAAGGTAATGAGGGTACACCTAATACAGTTATTCTTACTGATTCTCCTTTCGCTGAACGTGTTTCGCCTTTTGATATTTTTGTGGACCCTGACGCTACTAGCATGCATGACATTAAGTGGATTGCCCAACGTATTCGCCGTCCATTAAAGGAAGTTAAATCGGACAAACGATATAATCGTTTGGCTCGTGAAGATGCTGCCCCGATGACTGTTGGTCGTTACGCCGATGACCCTAGTCGTAAGAAGGTTAACGATAAGACTTATGGGTACGCTGAGATTTGGGAATACTATGATGTGACTAACAAGTCTATGTCAGTGTTTTGTGCTGGCGGCGAACAGTTCTTGGTGAAGCCGATTA